AGCGCCGAGATGTGAAACCCCAGATGGCGCGGATCGGTCGACACCGCCGTTGCGCGCCACTCGCCCTGCGCCAGCATCGTGGTCTTGTGGTGCTCGGCGATGGGCGCCTCGCAACCCTCGCAGTGATAGGCGGCCGTGTCGGGGTGCCCCTTTTCCCAGCGCAGGCGTTCAAACCGCAGCCATTGCATATGGCCGCAATGCGGGCAGGGCACGAAGAACCGCCGCTGGTCGCTCGCCTCGTATTCCCGCTCGATCCGGCTGACGCCGCGCACTGTCGGCGTCGAGACCATGAACACCTTGCGCCGGTGCGCAAAGGTAATGGTGCGCGCCTCGGCCAAGGTGACCGGATCGCCTTCCTCATCGGCCGAGGCCGGATAGGCGTCAACCTCATCGAGAAAGATGAAGCGCGCCGGCATCGAGCGCAGGCCCACCGCCGAATTGGCCCCGGTCAGCACCAGAATGCCGCCGGGAAACTCTTTCGAAAGCATGGTGTTGCCCGCATCGCGCGACCGCGACGGCTTCACCCGCTCGCTCAGCACCGGGCTTTCCTCGATCAGCGGGTCGAGCCGCTGGCGCGAGTTGCGCTTGGCCATCTCGACCGTCGGCAGCACCGCCAGCATCGGCCCCGGCGCGTGGTGGATGACAAACCCGATCCAGTTGTTGCCCGCCTCGGTCGCCCCCACCTGCGCCGCCTTCATGAAGGTGATCTTCTGCGCCGGGTCCGAGGGCGATAGCGCATCCATCACCCCGCGCAGATAGGGCGTGCGGTCGGTCCGGTATGGCCCCGGCTCGGCACTGGCGCGCGACGAAAGCTTGCGGTGCGCATCGGCCCATGTTGACACCGTCAGATCGGGATCGGGGCGCACCCCGCGCCGCCAGCACCGCAGCAGCGCATCGCCGCCGTCAAACGACCAGTCGGGATCGTCAGCCGAGCCGGAGGCTTGGGTCGGCAAGTCCGTCAAGCTGCGCGCGCACATGGCGTTCCAGAATCCTCTGTGCGATCGCGGGATCGATCAGGGTTTTCTGGCCGCTCGCCTGCTCCATCTCCGCGCCAATTTCCGCCGCCATCAGGGCCGCCACGCGCGACGGCCATGTTACCCAGGCATCCCGCTCCTGCCGCGCGAGCCGAAACACCAGCATTTCCGCACGCGCCCTGTCCACCAACTCACCCCGCTCTTTGGCGAGCCGCATCTGCGCGCGTTGCGCCTTCACCACCTCGTTGACGGTGCGGGCCTTGAGAAAGGCCGAAGGGTCCGCCGATCCGCTGGCTTGCGCACCCCCGTCTGCCCGCGCCTTGCCGGGGTGTGTCAGATCGCGGTAACGCGCATCCGAAGCTGTGGCATTGATCGACCCATCTGCAAACAGCACCAGACGGCTGGTTTTCTTGGCCTTCTGGACCGCCCCGCGCGAGAGGCCGGAATGGGCGGAGTATTCGCGTTCGCTCATGCCCTTCATGGCGCTCTGAACTATCCTCAAAGTATTGAAAACAAACAGGAAAGACGATCTATTTCGGTTGATTACACTCCGGCCAGGAGCGACTCTCTGATCAGGAAATCACCCCCGGATCGGAGACCGGATCATGACCATGGCCACCACCACCATTCGCATCGACAGCGCCGCGCTGCCCGAGCATTTCGACCGCAGCCGCCTC